CCACACCACCAGCCCCAGCAGCAGGTCAGCGTTCGGGTGCAGCGTCATGCGTCGGGGTCGGTAGGTCGGCTGGATTCGCGGCGGTGGAGTGCGGGGTTTTTCGTCCAGTACCCCACCACGCCGCCCACGGCACCACCTAGGGCCAGGTCGGAGGCGCGGGTGATCATGCTGTGGCCGGTCATCCAGCAGCTGTCCAGATCCTTGCCAGCCACACGGCAATCGATGATGTAGCCGACGCCGCCGACGATCGCCAGGCCGGCTGTCACGGCTCCCAGCCACGCGGGCGCTTGGCGGGTCATGTCGGGTTTCATCGGTTCAGCTCCAGCCGGATCGTGCGCCGGTCTAGATCGGTGACCTGCTTCTCAAGCTCCTGGAACCTCAGCCCAAACTGGTTCTGATTGCTCAGGATCTGCGTGATCTGCGTCTCCAGCTGCTGCAGCCGGTTTGGCAGGCTCACCACCAGCCAGCCCATGCCCCCGGCGGTGGCCAGGATTGCCGCGGCCATCAGCGACGCCGCGGTCGCTTCGAGCACTTGGATCTTCGAGAACCTGCGGCGGTCAGGTGGCGGCGTCACGGCCTTGGGGTGTCTGCCTCAGTCTGCGGACCTCGCCCTAGATCACCTGCAGTAGCTGCACCGTCACGTCGAACAGCAGGCCGCTGCGGTGGGTCTCCGCAGGCTCAGCGGCATAGACCCAGGCAGTGCCCAGTGGCACGATGTTGGCGGGGTTGCTGTGGCCGTTCCAGATCGCGTTCGGCAGCATGAACGACCGGGCGCCGCCGTCCTGGTCCCGGTAGTGGTCGCGCAGGGTCTGCGCTTCGGCCTCGCTGAGATACTCGTAGCCCAACTCCAGCTGGATGCCGTAGCGGGTGGTGCCATGGCAGAACCGCACCGACCCACCACCAAACCCGCGCTCGGTGGTGATAGGGAACAGCCCGAACCCGTACCGGCGGGTGGAGGGCACGATCGCCGGGAAACTGGCCATCAGTTCTGCAGGGTGATGACGCTGCTGCCGACGCTGAAGGTGGTGTTGCTGGTGGTCACGTCCCCGCCGAAGTCGTTGTAGAACACCAGCAGATCATTGGCCGCGGTGCCCGTGGACTTGTAGACCACGGCGCCGGCAGCGGTGATCGTGGAGCTGGTCCAGGATTCGGCGGCGAACGTCAGCGTGGTGCGGTCGTTCGCGTTGTCGCGGGCCACGGTGCAGGTCACGGTCTTGCCGCCTGCGGTGTATCCGCCCGATGCCGCCACCTCGTTGGTCACGTCGGCCCGGTCGGCGTGCGTGTCCTTGTTCGGGGTGTAGCTGCTGGTCACCAACATCATCTTGAACGTGTTGGTGTCCAGGTCGATATTGCCCCGGGCCAGGTCTTCGTGGAACGAGTTGTAGATCAGGCTGGCCATGGTGGTCTGGGGTTTGGGGTCAGGCTAGGGATCAGGCGTCAGGGAACGGCGCGGTGGGCGCGGTGAAGTTGGCGGCGGGAGTTGAGCACGACCATGCGCGGGATCAACTAATCGCTACCTTATTTGTTACATAGAGAGTGTTTTGGGTCACCTGATTAAGGCTTGTGCCGACTGTTATAGTTGCTAGGCTGACGAAGTTTGCGTTGCTTTCGTTTGATGCGTTGAAGTTAAACGATGCCGGAAACCTAGGTCCATACAGTCCGCCGCCATAGCTCACAAAAATGCGGATGTGCGTAGGTGGAGCTACGGCAGAGCCCATGTCGAAAGTAATGGTTGCTGAGCTTTGGATTCCGCTCCATGACTGCTTGTAGCTTCGATCGCTCGTGCTTCCATTAACGATGCTGCTATAGCCTCCATCATCCCAAGTAAAGTTGCCGGTTGCTGTTACGCCTGTGATTACCGTGTTGTCGTTGTAAAGCTCAACCTCTGCAATTTCAAAAGTGTTTGCATTTAATGATGTGTTTGCAAATGTATCTAGCCTGTAATACCTATAAACTCCTGACGCTGGCCAAATCGCCGCACGCTTTGCAACGCTCTGCTCATTCTGGAACCACAGTCCGGCCGCTGCGCCAGCTGTTGGTGTGCGGCGTACACCCATCAACCCGCCATTGAACCCAAGCATCACGAAATATCCTCATACGAAATCACGAGCTCCAGGTCGCCCGCAGCGCTCGCGACCGCACGCAGGCTGTCACCCTCTTCCAGGTAGATGTACGCTTCGCGGGTCACCAGCACCTGCGTTGCGTCAGCCGGAACGGTAATCGTCTTCGCTAGATAGAAATCCGTCGTGCCGTTGTAGTAGCTCAGCGAGATGTCAGCTGCTGCAGCGCCATCCACATTCGCGCAATACACCGAGTTGACCTTCAGTACCTTGCCGCTTGCCGCTGCATTGCTCAGCGCTGCCGCCAGGGTGGTCGTCACCGCGTAGCCATCGGTCTTGCCGGTGATCGTGGTTGGTGACTTGAGGTTTGGTGCTGCCATGATCGCCTAGCTGCCCCACCATTCTATGAAGAACAACGATTCCCACCCGTAGTTCTGCGCTACCCAGCTGCTCCAGTAGTCGGAGCCTTCGCCAGTTATTCCCGCCACCAGTGAGAGAGTGATCGTTTCGCTGATCCCGCTCAGGTAAGCATCGCCGATCGCGGATCCAACCTCCAGCCCCAGCGTGATCGACTCGCTGATCCCTGCGATGGTGGTCGCCGTGCTGGCGCTGCCTGCCATCAGTCCCAGCGTGATCGACTCATCAATGCCCGCCGTGAACACCGCTGCCCCACCAGCCACCAGGCCCAGCTCAATCCGCAGCCGGGCGCCCGCCACGCTGGCCGACACCGGCGGCACCGTCTCCAGCGTCAGGCTGACGTTGTGGCCGCCGCAGGGCAGGTCCTCAACCTGGCCAGGGCCGCCGTAGATCCATCGGTAAGTGGCTGGCACGTAGTCGGTGATGTCGCTGCCGCTGAAGGCCTCCACCGGCAAGGTGAAGGCCTCGTAGCTGCCCTGGCGGCTGGCGTAGTGATTCCAGATCTGCAGCATCTGGGATTCGCTCAGCCCGATGTATGACAGCCGCAGCTGGGCCGCAATGAACACGTTGGAATGTCGCACCCGGCCCTGAGCGCCTGAGTACCCCGAGAACGCCGTGGCGGGATACTCGCCAGGGGTGAAGACGCGGGAGCTGGGGGTCAGGGCGGGGTAAGTGGTCATTCTTCGGGCGGCACGTAGAACGCCTCGGTGGGCGGGGTGAAGTTGCCGGTGCCGTAGAGGGCGGAGTTGCTGAGTCTGATTTGGCCAATTGCCGTGGCAATGGCAAAGCTGCCTTTAGTGATACCAAAGGCAAAACCAATCAACGAAGCTTCTTCATTCTCCAAGGTTTCATCATAGATTTTCACGCCCATGTAATGCACGGTTATTCTTCCGTCTTCGTAGCCTTGCCAAGCGACGTGCTGGAATTGATCGGCGCCGGAAGGTGATGGATAAATCTCTGAGGCGTCGCCATAGTTGCTGAGCCGAATAGCTATTGACTGGTCTGGGTCGCTAACGTCTTGCGACCCGGCGCTACTGACTGCGCTAAAAAACCAAGACTCTCCAGATAGCGTGCACTCGCAAAGCGCGGCAAAGCCTTCATCTATCAAATCATCACCATCCGGCATCCTTTGGAAATACTCAAAAGTAAAAGACCTGTTTGAAAAGTTTTCTTCCGAAATGTCTACAATCCATCTTTCTGCCTGCTCTTCCCCGCGCACGGACTCTAAAGCATTTGCGCCGCCAAAGGTAATAACACTGTAAAAATTATTTGAATCGGATTGATCCTCAATGGTGACGCCTTCAATCGTCGCCTGCGGCGGTGCCTCATCGGGATACCAAATCACCAGCTCATCCGACCCAGGCTCCGGCGGCGCCTCAGTCGGAACAAAGTCCACGGTCAGAGTGTTCAGGAACGACACATCAGTGAACCCACCCGACCACGAACTGAACGCCACCGTCGCCCGGTAGGTCAACTGCTCGGCCGGGACCTCGGCTACTGGCGGGAATGCACCCTCGTAAAACGTCAACACAAACACCCCCTCGAACACCCGATCGACTGGCGGGAACGGTGCGCCCTCATCTTCGGCGTCCCATGGCTCAGCGATCAGGCCCGAGCTTGATACCGTGGGCAGGCTGCCCGGCTGCGGCGATACCGGCCGGCCGCTGGGCAGCAGGGCTACGACGGAGGTGCTGGCGATCGTGGCATTGAGGTTGCCCAGGTCCTGCCGCGGCGCCTTGCCGGTCGGCGCCAGGCGCATCCGCACCGTAAGCACGTTGTCGGCCCAGGTGGCGGTGTGGAAATAGATTCCGGCTTCATACTCAGCTAGCGGATCTTCCTGTTCTGCAGCCTGCTCTTTTTCCAGCGCTTCCTTCACCTTCTCAATCAGCTCTTCCACCAGCTCAGGATCAAAGTCAAGGTCTAGATCCTCTTTGATCACCTCCTTAACGGGATCTTCGAGCAGCTCAATCAGTTCTTCATCGGTCAGGTCTCGAATCTCTTCGGCAGTCAGCTCGTCATCAGCCAACTCCTCCAGCTCTTCATCCGTCAGCTCCCTCAGCTCATCGGCCACGTCATCAACAAGATCGTCAATGATGGCGATCAGTTCCTCTGGAGTGAGCTCATCGATGAAATCGTCAAACTCTGCATCTTCAATCAGCTCGTCATCGCCAGGGTCGTCAATCAGAAAATCGCCCTGGTCAATCTCAATCCCGCCGCCACCCTCGATCGCTGAATCTCCGGGGCCAGGGATGATCGTATCTTCCTCGTCATCATCGGGAACGGTCGTATCCTCGTCAGAGTTCAGGTCACAGCCCTCGCCCGTCAGCCCAGATGGGAATAGCACTCCGAATGCGGTAACGGCCATCACGTCAAGCGCAATCAGGCTTCGGAGTTGACCGTCCACGGGCAAATAGTTCGCCTCGTACAGCACCTCACCGGCGATTGCCCGCTGGATCCGCTCCACCTCATACAACCGGTCATGGAAAGACTCGGCATCACCCTGCGCCGCCCTGCGCAGCCGAACCCTGACGATGCTGCCCTGCTGCAGGGTGGAGCTGTGCAGGCCTGGCTTGGCGCGGAACTTGATTGAGTGGTCGCTCCTGACCCGCTTGGCCAGGATGTAGGCGCCCACCCTGATAGCGTGAATCTCCCGCGTGCAGAACTGACTCAGGTCATGCGATTCATACGGGCCGTCAGGCGCCGTGCCGTCGTAGCGCACCTCAGACGTGCGTACCACGCCGATGTCGGCTTCGTTCTGCTGCCGCCAGATCACCTGGCAGACAAACGGCTGCCGACTAGCCCAGTCCACATACTGCAGATCAACTGAGCCGGGGATGACTGAATCGTCATCGAACACATACTCAATTGAAACCGCAGAGGTCTTGATTGTGTAGTCTTCGTTAATTGGCAGCAGCGGCCTGAGCCCCACCTTGCCTTTGTTGGTCACTGGTTGCAGTAGGTGATACCTGCCCCATGCAGTGACGAACTCGCCGTAGTTGACGGGCTGCGTGATCCAGCAGTTTGTCGTGATGCTGTTGGCATTCAGGAATCGGCTGGCTTGCTGAATCGAAGCGGTGTCAATCAGCGCCGCCGGGATCCTTGCGCTGTTCACCATCAGCCAGTAGGCCAGGTCGGCAAAGCTGTCGCTCGACACATCGGCCTGCTCATCAGCCCATCTGTAGACCTCGATGCCGTTGCGGATGAATGCGTGAACCTGGCGATTCCAAACGTCGAGCCCATTAGGGATCGTCACCTGGAATGACATCGTGCTGATGCCTTCGTAAGTGCCCGGCGATCCGCAGAAGTTGGAAGCCTCAGGCTTAGTAAATCCCGATCGGGCGACGATTGCGTTTTCAGGAATCCAACTGCCGGCGCGGCGGCTGTAGGTCTGATGGAAGCTGCCGACCCGGCACTGACGCTGGAACACGTCGCGCACCTCAATATCGCCGATCTGCCCTTCGCTCAGGACCAGGTGGTAAAACGCTGTGACCTCATTGGTCAGGCTGTTCTCAAACCGGCATTCAGTGGCACGCGGGCTGATCAGAATCCCGCCAGCATCGTTGCGCCTGCGGGCGAACACGATGGGCACAGGATCGCCGATCGCATGCGCCCGCTGCGGGACGTTCAGGGGGCTGCTGCTGTCAGCGCCGGCGCTATAGGTGCGGCGAGCCGTAAACAGGGCCTGCGCCCTGCGGTTGGCGTCCCAGATGGCGTCGTAATTGAAGCGCGGGACGCCCCCTCTTGCAGGCACGCTTCCGCTCATAGCCTTGCCCCCACCCCCATAAGCCTAGTGGTCAGCACCCGCGGGGGAGCTGTTGCGCTGATCGGCGCTAGGGCTGTGCCGAGGTCCAATGAGATCGAAGTCAGCCCCCCGCGCGCACTCACCGCCTGCCCGTCAAACCGCGCAATCAGCGTCATGCCGCCGGCGGGCGGGCCACTGCTGCCGGCGGCAGAATCGAACTCATACATCCGCAGCTGAGCCAGCCAACCGGCGGCCAATGCCTGATGCACAGTCCCTGTGATTCGGGTGGTGGCAGGCATCACGATGCTGATGTTCCGCTCTGCGCCCAGATCGCCGTCGCTCATCTGGGGCGAGTCAAATTGCATGTATTGCCATAGCTGGCTCTCAAAGACCACCGCATCTGACCAGTGCATCTGCCACCTCTCGCGAACGGATCCGTTCACCTCAGAGAAGCTCAGTAGCTGCGCTTGCGCTCTCATAGCGTCCCCAGCAGCAGCCGAGCCTCAGGCCGGCGGAGATCGTCAACTACTAGCTCAGCCATCTGCTGCAGGCCTCGCTGGAAGTCCTCCACGCTGACCCAGCGGCTGCCGTCCTGCTGCTGCATCACCGGGCCGGTGCGGATGTTGATCTGCGGGGTGGTGGCGCGGGTGGGAGTGCTGGTGGAACCGCTGGAGGGAATCACGCTGCCGCCCCTGGCGCCGCCAAGGAACCGGCTGGAGGCGGCCTGCATCTTGGATTCGGGAATGATGTATTCCCGCTCGCCGCCCTCGCCCACCATCGCCAGAGTGGGGCGGTCAACGGTGCCACCGGTGGCGAACTGGGGGACTGTGAGGGTGGGGATGAGTGGGATGTCGGCGCCAGGCAGGGCGTTGAAGGCGCCGATCAGCCGGTTGATCAGGCCGGCCACGGTTTTGATTTGGCTGGCGATGAATTGGAGCACGCCGCGGAAGGCGTTTTTCAGGTTTTCAGCCACGAAGGTTCCAGCTGCTGCCCATGCCTTCTGGAAGTTGTCCGCCAGCTTCTGCAGGCTGCTGAAGTCTCCCGTCAGGACCTTCACGATCTCGGTGCCCATGGCCTTGAAGTTGGAGACCTGCTGATCAATGACTTTCCTGATGCCATCGCCCCAGCCGGTCGCCACCCGAGTCATCGCCTCGATGGCTCCGTTCCAGATTCCGGCGATGGCAGAACCCATGGCCTTGAAGTTGGAGACCTGCTTGCTGATGGCCGTTGTGGCGATGTAGACCACCGCATCCCACAGCCGCACGAACGGCGCACGGGCGAACTCGGTCCAGTTCCAGAGCCAAGAGACGAAGTTCATCAGGGGCTCGCGGAACGCGATTGCCATGGCCACCACGGCAGCCACCGCCAAGACGGTCCAGCCGATGGGGCCAGAGAAGAACGCGATCAGGCCGGGCAGCAAGGTGGCGGTGAGCCATCCGAGCAGGGCCACGAATGCGGCCTTGATGGCCACAATGGCGGGCACCACGGCACCGGCCCAGCCGGCAATAGTGGCGCCGATGGCCAGGCCAGCCAGCGCAGTCTGAACCGTTGCGACCGAAACCAAGAACGCCGCGATCACGGGCAGGGCCAGCACCACGGCGGAAGCAGTGGCGCCAACCGCCACCAAGAAGCCGGTCAGTTCTGGATTGGCGACAACAAACTTTGAGATTGACTTGAGAACTGGTGTCAGCACATCGGCCAACTTTTCCAACGCCGGCAGAACAGAGGTGCCGATCAGGATTGCAGTATTGTTTAGCCTATTCCAAAACATCTGGACTTTAGCCGCAGCAGTCTCAATCCTGATTCCATATTCTCGTGCAACAGACGCTGCCTGCGCTTGCGTGTCGGTCGCCAGCCCGATGACCTTTTCCAGCGCGCCAAGGTTGTTAATTAGGCTGGGCAATCCTCGCGCTTCATCGCCGAACAAATCACGGATAATCGAAACCCTTTGAGACTCGGGGACGTTTCTGATTCGGGCCAGCACCTCAGTGATCGTTCCAATTGCATCAGCTTGCAGCCTGTCGGCAAAGCCCTGCTTAGATGCAGACGCCAGCGATTCGCCGGTTTTCTTTGCTTCGGCTTTGGCGTTTTCAACGAACTGCTTTTCTCTTTCTTCGACAGCCTTGAATCGCTCTTCGGCTGCGGACTTTTGTGCTTCCATGTAGTTTTTTTCGTGTTCTTCAACAGCATCAAGGCGGGCGGTGTTGGCATTGAGCTCAACTTCTTTGCGATCGTCCATCTGGTCGCGGATGGCCTGCTGCTGATCCCTGGCGATGCGCCGCTGCACTGTCAGCTCACGGTCCAGCTGGTCGCGGATGGCATCGATCCGCGCTTCGTAGGCATCGCGGATTTGATCCGTCATGGCGGTGGCGTCTTGGCCACGAGCCTGAGCCGCCTTTTGGATTTGATCAATTTCTGCCCGCTCTTGCCTCTGCAGCGCCTTGATCTGGGCCTCTGCCCGATCGCGCAAGGCGTCCTCTTGCGCCTTGGCCTGATCCTCCCAGCCATCCTGCAACGAGCGCAGCTCGTCTCTGTAGCGGCGGTTGATCTCCCTGCTCAGCTTGTCGGTCTCGTCGCGAGCAATCTCAATGCGGCGGTCGCTCTGCTCCTGGGCCAGGCGGATCACCTCATCCTTCTGTCTGTTTGCCGCGTTGACTCGGTTGCGGCTTTCGCTTTCGATCGCCCGGCTCAGGTCGGCCTCAATCTGCTTGGCGT